GGGGTAGTTGGTGGGGTAGGGCTCACTACTTGAGAAGGGGGGGGAGATGCCAGACCAAACTCATCTTCTACTTTTGGCGGACACATTACCAATCGGAACCGAGTCTGAAGTTCTTCATATGGTTTATACTTTACTGGTTCACAATTATCTAGATCATAAATCTGTTGAATGATAGAAGATTGATATGCTTCTTCCCCAATAGATGATTCCCGATTAAAATGGGAGGAATCGTAAGAATAAAATCCACTTTTCCCCTCATAGTGCATTTTTAAATAAAAATTAGCACCGTTATCAAAATCAAAAATATCTACTGGTGGTTGAGAAACTGCTGGATCCCCAGTCATGATGGCAGTGATTTTAGCCATGATTTTGGAACCAAACTGATACAAAAACACCTTTCCATTATTTTCGGGATGACTTACATCATTGACCACCAAGATATTCCCAATATAATGTAGTTTGCGATTACGTTTTTTTGTGTCTTCTTTTTTTTCTGGGTCGCCACTATTCCAAAGTTTAGTATTGTACTCTTTGACTGGATCGAGTTGTCCAATAGATTCCAAACTATTTTCAATATATTGCCCACCTACTCCAGTAAACGAATAGCTGAATGATGAAACAAATGGTTTTTCGGGATTATGTGAGGGCAGAAAGCGAATAATAGCGGAATTTGCCGCGCCATCCTTTTTATCAGGAGTAGTGATTTTCCAATAACGAGAATCAGTATACGCCGAACTCTTTGGTGCAAATGAATCAGTAATGTTGCTTAGACTAGTTGCGCGTTGTCTTGTTTTGAATGATTGTAAATCTAAAGCCATAATAGATATTTTTGTTTGTTGGAAGTTATCTTATTTTAACACAAAATTTGATTCTTTTGCAATTTTTGCCGAAATATTTGTTACCAATAAAATTGGAGAAAATATCATATTAGTAGTGAATGCTAATAATATAATCAGAATATTATTTTCGTGTTCATTATTATTAATCATGAACACATTCAATATTACTCCCGAAAGAATCCAAGCAATTACTAACATTAATTTTTTTTGTTTGTGTATACATCAATAATATCATATAAATGAATCTAATTATACAATTACTTTAAAAGTTTTTTTGAAATAGTACCATTATTGCTTTGCAAAATTTAATTCGTTATAATTTTTTCTTACAGGATCTATATTGTAGTTTAAAAATGGTCGATACTTGTTAATTTTATTCAATATAGGCGCACCTAGAATGCCCTCTAAGCTAGGATTATTTACTGTCCAGGCATTTATGTCATCTAACATAATCACTGTCTCTAGTGACAGTCTATCTGCCATATACTCAGTGATTATTTTTGGGTATCCAGATGTAGTTTGATACATAGTTTCACAATCTGGAAATTTTTCATAAAAATCTCTCATTTCTCGATTAAATGTTCTGGTGAGGTTGGCAATCTTTTTCTTATGATTGGTGTACGAATCTTGACATACATCACAAAAGGAGTCCCCCACCCAATATGAATGATTGTATTGAGTGAATTGAGACAGAAAGAATGTTTCTAACTCCTTATCACTATATCGATCTTGCAATCGAATGAACCAATACCGATCTCGATGTTTTTGTAGCGCACCTTCTGTAATTTTTGCACCTTTGTGTCTAAAATAGTTATAAGATTTGTTACAGAAATGGGTTTTGATCCCAATATATGTAATGTATGCCGTATATCCCATCATTGCCATAAATAATCCTTCCTAATCGAACAGTGATACTGTATTTGATGTTCTAGTGATTAAATTATCCGATTCGCATTCTGCTGTCATTTTGGACAAAATCTGCGGATTCAATAATTTTTTAACGTGGATCATTTCCATATTATACTCGATACAATAATTGAGAATTGTTTCTAGATAATTATCAAATTTATGTCGATTAAATTCGATAATATTATTAAATTTGTCCGCAATAAGTAGTGTATCTGTTAGTAACATATCTATTCCTTTTTTATTTAGCATGATTATTTTTATAATGATAATAATATTTTTTGGTTAACTCTATAAGTTCGCGATCAATTTGTTTTACAACAATTGGTGTGGTAAGATCACTACATGCGAACAATAATACAATTTGTGAAATCCATATTTCATACATCTCATAAATGCACATAGCATAGATACAAGTTTGTACAAAATAATTTTCAATCCATTCAATTGGTTTTTCTTTTTTGCTTGTCTTGAAGTCAATCACAGACAATACACCATTGTAATAGCCAACACAATCAACAGTTCCCGCCAATTTAAGTTTATGCGAATATAAAGTATGTTCAAGCAAATGTACTTTAGAGATCTTATTGATAGACTCTTTAAATTTACCAAATACCATCTTTTGTAATCCAGTAGAATCTTTATGATCTATTGGATTACCCAATAGATATTGTTCTGCTAAGTGATGAATATAAGTACCGTTGGCAGAAGCGACATCACATATTCGTTGCGCTTCTACTTCTCCTACTCGTTTCCTCCATTTGTTTAATTTATCCTTACCAAATTCCCCAACTATACTAGTAACTGATGGGTAATATTGACCAGATATGTCATAATGCCGCACCCCATCAATATCTATTCTTTCGTAATGCTGGTTATTCCAAAAATCCAATTCTATGGTCATAATTATTAAATTTAATAAATCTCGCCTAAAAGCTATTCATAGAGTTGCCCGGAGTATTTCTCTTGATGTTATTCATTAGATCCTTAAATCCGTCATCCATCTTTATCCCACCAATTTGCCCGACGGCATTCAGGATCACTGGAGTTTGTATTAAATGTGGATTGTCCTCTTTGTATTGATCTAATTCTGCAATTCGTAAGAACTTTTCCGTTCTTTCATGAGTATTAGTATCTCGGAAGCAGTAGGTTGGCATTAGTTTTATGATTTAGTACTAGTAGTCATTATTTAAGTTGTCATGCGTTGTAGGGCATTCTAACCCCCTATCAACGTATGTCTGATATGTTTATCAGAATAAAAAAGACGATTAAAGATATAGTGATAAATTACTTTATCACTAAGTATATCTTCAATCGCCGTCGCCACAATCCTTTTTTATTATAACACAACTTTACCAAATTTGCAAAGTATTTTGGTAATATTCTTTAATTCTTTTAGTTAATTTTCCATAAATTACTTTATTAGGTAATCCTGAACTGATAATGTCATCCTTATGATCTGAATCAATATCATCTAATACTGCGTCAATTAAACATTTGATATATTTAATGTCATCCATAGGCGTTCCCAATTCTTTCAATATCCGAAGTTGTTGTGCAACTCGGTTTTCTGATGAAGTATCTAGTAACCAAGTAACCATCGCATTAATATCTTCAATTCCTTCAATTTGTACTTTACCAATAGTAGAAACGTTATTTCCAGCATAGAAAGTTCCTTTCCCCGCTAGAGGATTATTATTCAATTCTACATTTTCTAGAATAAATTCTTTATTACTTTGTTTAATTAATAATCTCATATATTCTCCTACTAATTTACTATAAATATAATTAATACTTTATAACCAAAGGGGAAATGCCACGGTGGATTATTTAATGTTATTCAATTCATTTGAGGTAAACTATCACTATTTAAACCGATACTTAAAATTCATTATAAATTGTAAATCAGATCTGAATGATTACTCAGAAAATCATCATATTTTGCCAATAAGCATATTTTCTGAATTTAGATTAGAACCTAAAAATTTAGTAAAACTTACCGCCAGACAACATTTTATTGCACATTGGATTCTATCTAAAGTATTTACCAAGAACAGACAAAGATTTTTAATGTTAAAAGCATTTGGTAGCATGAGTAGAGTTGGTGAATGTAATTCCGGTAGATTAAATGTATCTTCTAAGTTATTTGAGCAAGCTAGAATTGCCAACTCAGCAGCAATGAGATTAACAAATCCAATGCACGATCCCAGTACCGTTGCTAAAATGAAAGAATCTTTTAAAATTTATAGACAATCTCCTAAAGGTGTTGAATTAAGAAAAAAACAAAGTGAATCTAGAAAAGGGGTTAATAATATTTCCCCAGAAGGAATCAAAAGACTCAGTGATTTATATTCAGGTGTTCCTCGTCCACAAACTAAAGAACACACTCAACTAATTAGACAAATTACTTCTCTTGGAGAATTTATTACACCTTTTGGTATATTTGATTCCCCAAACCAAGCATCGATGTCAGAATTAAACAAAGATAAATTATCCCGTTATCAGATTAATAAAAGATGTAAAGATGGTAGCAATGGATTTTCATTTAAAAGTAACGGAAGAGTTAACAAACGTGGTCTTCATAAAAGGAAAAATCAAAATCTTTAATATTATTTTGAAGACAGAGATTGATTAATTTTTGTTCATCTGCTGCCGTCAATTTAATCCCAGATAAATAATTAGTAATACCCAGACCAGAAAATTTTTCCCCTACGGACTTAAATACATAATCAAAATCAGTAAGGTGAGAATAAGCATATTTTGGTGAAAATACTAATCCTTCACCAATACCATCGACTCCAAAATATGCACCGACTGGGCAATGGGTTTCTACTTCTTTAGTATATTGTACCAATAAATCTTGTGCTGCTTGTGGATTTTTAAAATCAACATCTATCTCGTAAGTTGGAAAGTTGTCTATATGGTACAATCCTATCTCACGGTTTGGTTCAAATTCAATAAAGTTATTATAAAAATGTTCTAACTCATTGGGGTATATCACCTTGATAGAAAATACTATGAATGTTTTATGAATTTTTGATACTGCTACCCCAGACTGGACACCATTACCTATCCATTCTCCATATAGAACTACACTTTCTACATCAGCAAATGTATTAATAATATCATTTTTTACTACCTCTTGTATTTCTACAATATTAGCAAACACCCATTTGGCAAATTCATAATTATCATTATCTGGATGAATAATTTTTTTTCGAGATTGTGCATAAAAACTACCATCTTTATTGATCACAATGCTTGAGTTGGAACCGTTAGTTTTAATTCTTCCAATATAAGGTACTACGGTTGGCATGAATGTATCAAAGTTTTTTTGTGCCAACTTTACTACATTTCTAAATTGTGCGATCTTGGGAAATGGATAATGTACTGCTTCTGTCATGATTTTATCCTCTTAAAAATAGTTCTTCCCAACTAGGCACTGGGAATATATCTTCCTCGATATTGGTGATGTGGTATACCTTATCAAAACCAGCGGCATCCTCTAATTTAGCGACAAAGTATACCCCTTCAATCCAGTCTACTAATCCCTTAGAGACTTTATTCTTAAATTCCTCACTCAATGTGTGTAGTAGTATACGGATCAGTTCATTTTCATCCATAGAAGGACGACTAACGACCAAATATTCATGTTCAAAGCATATTACTTGAAAAATAGTTCTTCTTTTAGTCATGGACAAAATCTTTGAACCAAGATTGCTTTAACATAGCCTGATAACTGTTTTCTTTGATAGTATTCATTTTGTGCATATATATCAAAAATTGCTGTGCTTGTTTGTGACTCATTTGATTCACTTGTTTTTCAAATGTTATTTGAGCAAACTTTTGTTCTATTGTTCGATTATCATACGTTGTATCTTTATTTTCCATTTTTTTAATATAAAATTAATTGTCTATGTTCACGCCAACCTTTATATATACCCCCAACTCTACCACTATCGACATATGCAGCATGATCGAAAACGCTATAGTGCTTAGACCCAATCAACTTATCAACTAATTTTTTAGCAGCATCTATAGAACATTGCTTATTGTGATTGGAATAACTCAGCCATGCACTACGAGCGGCACACATAGTCAACTTGTCCCCCAAGTTCATCGACTCTTCTTCTGGTTTTATCCAAGGGAGATGCCAATCAGTCAATTTTGGGGAAGAATTGTTAAATAATTCTTCCATAATTAAAGCAATCCTTCTAAATTCTGGCTTTACTCCATCTGCACAACGTAACCTGAAGAAATATGGGAAATTAGTAGAGGTTACAATAATAGGGATTCTGGCATAACCATCTAATTGCGAATTAGTGTCTTGTTTGTGTATACCACTATAATTATTTTTTATATATTCAATATCACTATACATCTTAGTGAGGTAAGAAGAATTTAAGTCATCTATTTGCTTCCGATCTACTATTATATCACCAACCATACCAGGACGATCTGATGTCCAGATGGGAATATAACAATCCGCAACAATATTATCAATAAATTTCTGTTTATTTACCGCACGAGAAGAAAAGCTATTATTAGCAACAGTTCTTGATTTATTCAATTCCGCTTGACAATGCCCTTTCGCAAATCTATGCAGTAAAAATGATGTAATTCTATCCCCATGTTCACTAATACTATCTGCTAATATACTAACATCAACAATACCGTTATCTTTATTGTACTGAGTAATTCTCAGCAATTCATCCAACATTAAGTCTGGGGTCATTTGTTTTATTAGAATTAATAATTTTGGGGGAAAGAAGAAAGATATCTATATCTTTCTTCTTTTATTATAGCACAAATTTAGGAAATCATACAGATTCTGGTGAGTAATCTCGAATAATTTCTGCGTCAATTAATCGCTCTTTAAGTGGAGGTTCTTTCCATTGGATCTCAGGAAATGCTAATTTAATAGCATCAAATGGAATGACATACTTGCGAGTACCTTTCCAGATAGTATCAAATGACCGATTGAAAATTCGGATCAGCAGATCTGATTCTGATTCATGTAGAGATTCTAATAATTCGATATACAGCATTTCAATTTTATTTTGAGATAGTTGAGGGGCACCACCAACTATAAATCGATATAAATTTCGGTGTTCTACCAATAACCGAGAATGATCGGTGCCAATAGGGACTACATTAGGAGTATAGGGTGGTTCTCCTTCTGGTAAACGAAATTTCAATTCATGATTATAGATCAATAATACTAACGTTTTTAAGGCATCTCCATGAACAGAATTGCGAAATTCTGTAATTAGGTCTGCTTTTTTTTTATTCCCTACTACTTTAGAAATTTTAGCAAATATTTCTGGGAATAGCAGATCATTAGATGCTGGATTTATGTTTTTGGAAGTCATATGTTTTTGATTTTAGTAATTTTGGCTTTTTAGTCTTTTTGTATTCCTCTAAGATAGTCTGTTCTATCTCGTCTGGAATCATAGAGAAATCTATTAATAATTTATTTCTCCGATAATTATCTATTATATCACAATCCTGACAATATTGCTCAGGGTCTATATGAAATTTACTTAGAATTTTTTTGGTTACAGGAACCTGTCTTATTTTATCAACAAATGTATTGTCATCTGAATGAATATTAGGTATACCATCACTGCGATCACCTTTAGCTATATGTAATGATAGTAGTTCACTCAATTGTTCTTGATCATAAAAATTGGTTTTCACAAATTTTTCCCTTTAATAAAATATTTTTCTGACTATTATAAATACTAACTGTTGGATACTTTAATAACTGGACAAAATCTTTATCACCAGAGATAATCATAGTGCTAGTATTATTAATATATTCGTGTTTTGAGATAACTGCAATAATATCGTCGGCTTCGGCACCATCTACTTCCATTACGGAATATGAAGTATTTTTTAATGCCTGTTTAATCATATTGATGTCATTAAATATTTTTGACCAGTCGATTGTCGATTTTTTCCGATCTTCCTTTCTACTATACTTATAATAAGGAAACACGTCCTTCCGCCAGTAATTATTATTATCAAAACATAAAATTACTGACCCATAATTATAGAAATGTGCAGAATAATTCTGCAATCGATTAATATATTGATTTCTTACATAATCTACATCTATTGTGTCATATTGTTGTTGATTAATCAGGATTCCTATCAAAAATTGATTACTATCGCATAAAATACTCATAATTTTAATCAGCTTGTATCAAATATTTAGGCTAGTATTAAATTAAAATTTAATTGGTGCTTCCCATGTTACCTGATATAAATTTACTATAGGATCGTAATGAATCATTTTATTAATATAAACTATATAATCATTATAACACAGTTATTAATGTATTGCCAGACATCGCTAAAATGCTCTACAACGCACAAAAACTATAAATATGAGTACTAGTGTCAAATCATAAAAATAATGACCTTCTAAAATCAATTAGAAGGTCATTATTAAATTTAATAAATTCGTTAAACATCCTCCGCAAAGGATGTGTGATAGCTAGAGCATGATATTACCCCCCCCCCATTGTAATTAATTATCATCACTACAATGTTGGATATTTAATGACATAAGGATTGGGTGGTACTGCGACTGGTTCTACCACTTCTACTGGAACCTCAACTACTTCTTTGTTATATTTATCAATAACTGCTTGGATTTCGTCAGACTCTTTCACCAATTCGGCAACGCGCTTACGCAATTCAACAACTTCTTCTACATCTGTCGCTGGAAATGTTTCTGATTTGATTTTATAATATTCGATAATAGTAACAATCTTTTCTGCTTTGCTTGACATAATGATTTATTGAGTGGTTATATCTTTATTTATCTGTTTTTTAGTTCGTAATTTTCTTTAACTAATTCCATAAAATGATCTAAGGTTATTACCACCAATGCTTTCTGTCTAGACTGTCTAAAGATCAATACCGGATTAGTATTTTCTTTGATATTGGTGATAGTCTGTCTCCACCACGCAGGTATTGATAATTTTTCGTGCCGCTTCGCTTCGATGCTATAGGGAAAAAGTCTTCTGGCTTGGGGGGAGAGTTGTATATCTTCGCCCTGTTGTCCCATACCTGTAGATTTCACATCGTCGGGTTCTAGTGTGGGAAATGCTTCTAATATTACATCCCTAATATCTTGCTGAAATCCACGCCCCTTGGCCTTACCAGAACTGGTCTTCATATTTTTAATTAATTTATAATATTTATTTTAAATGTGTGTCCAAATTTTTCTTGTGATTATTGAAGAAATATTAGGTCTAGTAATTTTGTGAAGATAAAAGTATTTTTTAGTTGAGATAAATAATATCGTACTAAAAAATAATATTTATATTCATGAAAACAATTAAAGTACCAGGATTATCTAAAATTGTAGCATTAGATGCTCCAATATCTCTAGAAAGTCCACATTTTACTTGGGCGGAAGCCACCAAAGGTGGTACTAGAATCCCTGAAAATGAAACTATTACTCGCAACATTATACGCATTGCTACTGCATTGGAAGATGTTCGTTCGGACTTTGAAGATCGTTCTATTACAATTACCAGTTGGTATAGACCACCTGCCATTAATCGTGCCGTTAATGGTGCTAGATTTAGTAAACATATTGAAGGACATGCTGTAGATATTATTATTTCTGGGGTAAATCCTCGTGACGTAACCGAAAAATTATCTAAAACATGGATTGGTGGCGTAGGTGATAGTAGTGTTTTCACTCATCTAGATTTAGGGGATAATCGTCGTTGGGTTTATGGGGGGTGATGTGCGTCCAATTGCACTTAAATTATTAAATGGCACTCATTTGGTGCCATTTTTTGCACGTTCTTCGTAATATTTTTTTCGAGACAATTCTATTTCTTCGTGTTCTAACGGATGTAGATAATGTTGTCCTCGTTTAGTTTCGTCATCGTGGTCATGAGGATGTTGTTTAATTATTCCATACTGAGAAGTTCTATTTCCTAATTTACCAAAACCAACTTTTTGATATAGTTTTCCGCGTTTATTACCACCTTCGCCATCATCATCTTCATCTGGTATACTTCGTAGCACATCGCCAGGTTTTGCTACATTTTTTACAAAATGTTTTTGTAAGTGTATGGCATCTTGTACAATTCCTATTTTTTGGTTTTTATCCATTTTTTCAGTGTCATGATCTGTATTCCAAGATACACCATGAAATGTCCCTGAATAATCTGGAGAAAAATGATTTGGGTGGTTATACTTAGATGAATATGCGTATTTTGTTAATTTTGTTTTCAAATGTTTATTCTTTTCGTCGTGTTCTATCTCACTGGATGGTGGTCTATCTCCACTTTCTGTTAGTAGATAAAATACTTTAACTGATTCTACTAATTCTCTCATATATGCGAATCCTTAATTAATTTTAAATGAGATAATACATATTTGGAGGTATGTCTGTCACCAATAATTATTTTCTCAATAACGGGGAATAAATCAACGATTGGTTGATACTCCGCACAAATCCCAGCCTCTACCAAATCCAATGCAGCATACTGTAATGACCCCTTCTCGCTGCTAATAAAATTTAAACAAATACTAGTGATAATTCTATTTTTTTCTTTATCTTGTTCCTTATATACCCCATAAACTGGTTCGAGCATTCTTAATAAAGATACTAATTTCATCACTGCATAATGAGTACCAGTGATCCAGTAATCTAAATTATTAGACATCCTCAAAAAATAAATCAGTTCTGTTATTGTCAATAATTCTGGAGTATTGAATAGTTTGTCTCTAACCCCTTCACAATCGCATTCAAATTCTGTTAGATCTTTGATCTTCATCAATTCTTTGATCATTTTTATATTTTGATAATAATAATCTTATTTATAATTTCTGTGCGTTACACAGCATTCTACACCCCTCTCAGAGCATGTTAATCAGAGCAACTCCATAATTGCTCTTTTCTATAGTGATTTATGAACAATAATTACAATTCAAAATTACTGAATTGCCCTTCACTTATATTTTTGTCAATATTACCAATTTGGTATGATAAGACCTCCGTTTCTTGTGGCGCGACACTTATATTAGAAGACTTCAGATAATTATCGATCCAGGGCAAAGGATTCTTGACAGAAACATCGTCATACAGTGGCTTCATATTGATCGCTTTAAGTCTACGATTCGCCACAAATTTAATATATTGTGATAATAGTTCTACATTCAACCCCAATATACTACCATTTTTGAAAAGATATTCTGCCCACTCTATTTCCGCCGCTACTGCTAGATCAAACATAGTATATACCAATTGTTCTTCTTCTTTAATAATATTAAGAATATCTTTATCCTCACCAGCTTGCCAATTCTTAATAATAGTTTCAGTAAGTCGAGTATGACAATTGCCCCCAACTGAAACCTTTTCATTATATCTAACAAAAAATGCACCAGAAGGAACAGATAAACAATAAACCTTGCCACTATAATTTTGTTTAACCTTCTCTGTTTTTGAAGTAATATGAGAATTTCTAGTAGTCAATACGTTAATATTATACCCAACATATTTTTTTGACGGGTGAGTATGATATATTTTCCAATTACTAATAGCAAACACTTGTTGTAACTTTTTCAAACTCTTAGTATGATTGATAGTAAATTTAAACTTACCAGGAACGGAAGACATACAAGATTTGTTACCATTCAACGCCCTACATAAATTTATTAAATTTTGTGCCCATAATGTAGACTTACCCTGGATATTCACCCAACTAAAATATTTTTGTAAAGAAGCTGTTGGTATCTCGCAAGTTATGGTATATACTCCAGTTTTATATGTAATATAGTAATCGTAACTAATTCCTAATGCAACTAAAGATCTACCCAATTTACTCCAATTAGTCTCATTTTTTACATTAAACTCCACCTTTAATTTATGTTCTAATACTTCTAAAACAGTACCACAATATTCAGTGTATATATTTAAAATTTCTATAGGACTTAATTCTACTGCTCCTGCTAAAACTATACCACTAACCACAATTGCCTTACTTGATGTAAAATTAGTGGTAGCTGCTACCGATTCTTTCATTCTGCCTGTAAATAACTCACGCCACACCATTCGATGATCGGCAGTAACAATTTGTTCAATTCTGCCGGAATCGTCTATAAATTGATATACATCACCAATATATTGTTTATTAATAATAGCAGTGGGGTGAACAAATTCTACTGCATTATTGTTGGTGTATTGTGCCACTTTATCTTCTTTTGTAATATCTTCAATTAGTTTCCATCCAGTATCCGTCAAAGCTTCATGTCCAGTGGTATAACATGCTTCGTCTCTGGCAATTAAACTAATAATATCAGAAGAACCAATCATTTTAGCATTTTCTGCAAAGGCAAATGAGCAAGCGAATGATGTATAAAATCTAATACCTTCTAAGATATTCACATTCACTATAGCTAGATATAATGAACGTTTTAATTCTAATAATGTTTGATTAGCGGTAACATTACCGTCTACTAATAATGTCTTTATACTAGAGGTATTCCAACTACTAGAAAAATCAATAAACTCATCATAATATTTAGTGACTTGTTTGGTTCGCTCTACTATTTCTGGAATATTCAGAATATTATCAAAAATTTCAGATGGCTTATTATATACATTCTCAATGATATGAGTATATGATTCCGAATGAATAGTCTCAAAAAATCCCCAAATAATTATATTTTTTTCTAATTCTGGTAGAGATACAAATGGCAAAAATGCTAACAATGTACTTCTAGATTGCACACTATCTAACAAAATTTGATATTTTAAATTGGATGTGTAAATAAATTTTTCTTGTTCGGTCAAGTTTGAATAGTCTATTTTGTCTTTCTGTAATGTTATCTCCGTCGGACTCCAAAAGTATGATTTTTGAGTCTTGTATAGTTGATGTAACAGAGGATATCTATACTTATCGTATCGTTGTAAATTTAATTGTTGATCGAAAAATTGAGTTTGCTTCGTGAAGTCGATTGAGTTGTCTAAATTTATTACTGACATGTTATTATTAAATTTAATAATTTTAATAAATCCCACTAAATTTAGTGGGATTTAGTGGGATTTATATTACCTAATACCTTTTAAACGTTACAACTTTCGCAACTTTCTGTGTCATCATTAATGATCATTGGTGTGCAATACTTACGTTTATGTGGAGAAGTGGACAGTACTTCTGTCAGCAATTCTGGCTGAGGAATTGGTAATGGGTGTGATGGCAATATTTCGGTTAGCAATTCTGGATGTTGTTCTGGCATGGTTCTTGATTTATATATTGGTGGGTAATTAATTATTTATCTATTTTAACACATTTAACTGGATTATTCATAATCATCTCGACCGTCATTTGAATTAGCATAATACAATGTTTTTAATCCCATCTTGTACGCATATAAGACATCACCAATCATCGTACCCATTGGTATAGTTTGGTCTGAAAACCATTTAGGATCGTAATACAAGTTGGCTGAGATAGATTGGTCGAAGAATTTTTGAATTACGGCACAAATATTGATATATCCTGTATTTGTACTTTTTTCCCAACAATACTCATAATTATCTTCTAATTTTTTAAAATCTTTTACTATTTGTCGAATTAATCGATTCTTTGACTTTATGATTTGTAATGGTGCGCGAGGTAGTTCGATTCCATTAGTACTGTTACTAATTACAGAAGATGATTGTACAGGCATCACCGCAGAAAATGCACTGTTTCTGAGTCCATTCATCAAAATTGATTCTCTCAACCCTTCCCAATCCATATTAAGATTATTAGGAACTACATCATCTACACTTTTCCTGTAGTGATCGATAGGTAGAATTCCTTGTGAATATTTAGTTTTATAAAACCATTTACATTCACCTACTTCTTTGGCTAAGTTATTAGATGCAGATAATAGACAAAACATCTGCATTTCTGCAAGATCGTGAGTGATTTGCCACAATTCTTTATGATTATATGATAAACCTAATCGTGCAGCAAATGTTGCATAACCATTAATCCCTACCCCCAAATATCTTGCGGATTTAGTGGCTATCTCTGTACTAGGGATATTGTATTCCTGTATGTCGATGATCTGATTTAATGATCTGATCTCTAAATCACACCATCGTTTCATTTTGATAAAGTTATCTGACATGTTGTCAGATAACTTATCCCAACTGATTGCGCCTAATACACAAGATGTGATGCCTGGTGGCAGTCTGTCAATTATCTTTACATCATCTACTAATGTTTCGGTATTAGGATCGAATTGGCGGTCTGTTGCTATGCGGAAGATGTCAGTAGTCATATTTTTAATTATCGTACGTTGTAGGGCATCCTAGAGGGGTCTGAGAGGATATTAGATAGGAAATTCAAGAAACTCATTGTCTTGAGATAGCTTAATAAATTCGTCTAATTTATTATTCTTAACTGCTACAGTATGTTCGTGAATTCCAGTATCATTGATATCGGATATTGGGTGACTTGGCTGGATGATTTCGACACATTGCCCAGAGAGAATCCCATTTATTACCATTCTATTTCTTTTTGGTTCGGTAAGACAATAAGTATCAGATAATCTTTCGATATTATGTGTGCTATATACCCACCAATCTCTATGATATTGATGTAAAGTTATATCAGAATCAATTAGAAATTCTGGAGGATTCCAATTCTGAATATATTGCCCAACAATCAAATCGTTTGCACGAACTTCAATTACATCATTACGGGATTGTATAAAAAACTTATGATATTCTGTACATTCTATGTTATGAATATTACCTTTATCATCTTGGAATTTAATATTGATTAGTTTCTGATCAATTCCAGTTTTTCTTACTACCGTATCAGACCACTCCCATCCATTCCATATCGTTACTGATTGATCTTCTAGCGTACCAATTGGCAAATATCCTTTATTGGTGAGTAATAATGTTTCTGGGGCAACACACAAGTTGCTCATATATACTCCGTCTAAGTACGGAGAATGTGTATTAGCATGATCGACATTCATTATGTAAATCCGCGCCGTTTCAGATCGTTGTTCCATTAGATCTACAAACAGTTTTTGCATAGATACAACTTTCTTTCTCACCCCATCCTTTTTCTCGTAATATTCATATAATTTATCAAATGCTGGGGTGCCAAAAGCATCATACAATCCTGGTGTATCACTATTACAGAATAGTGTGATATTTTGGTTATTTATAAATCTCTTATAAAACAATTCTGAAATACAAATACAGTAATCAAGATGCTTCACCGAAGATACTTCATTTGCACGATTGTTCTTGAGTTGAATGACTGTTTCGATCTCGTATCCGAAAATATGGTAATAGCAGGTTAGTTTTCCACCTCTCGCCGCCTGACTAAATGCCTTACCTGTCGATTCAAAGATTTTCAAAAATGGGACGATACCAGGATGAATAACTGTACCATTTCTGATACTACTACCAATAGACCTCATTCGTCCCACATTTAAACCAATACCACTAGATGCGGCAGTGAGCATAGCGGTAGCTTGATTATTAGCAGATATAGATAAAGTAGAATCGTCACAATCAAGTAAAGCGCAATTGTGTACAGATAATCCAGAAACTACAAAACTTTCATCTCCAGCAATTTGTAAATCATACACTATATTATCGTCAATACTATTAATAATTTTAACGCTTTTTATTTTAGTAAAATAATTGTCATCTTTCCATATCCCATAAGCGTATGTTTTACTAGTATAATTTACTTTATGTACATCTTTACCAACTTCCATAATAAAATCATAATTTGCACTTCTAGGAAAATATATAGTATACACGTCTTGGCGTATACCATCATTATATTTTTGCACATTTATAGTTGGTGACAATTTTAATCGCAAAGATATATCAAATAATTGATAAATTAGTTGTTTATTAGACAACCCTACCTGCAATCCCTGCGAATACGCACAACCATCTCCCCGAATTACTCCAATCAGTAATTGCTTTTGTAATTCTATAGAAGCATTCATTAATTCATAACAAATAAACTTTTTATCAAATTTATTGCTACACAGCCGGATAAACAAGTTAGTAATAATTTTAGAGCATATACTAACTTTAGTACTATTGTCGTAAGGATTATTAGAGGGAATTACTGTATACCCAAATACGTTTTGAATAATATTTACACAATCATCAATAATATATTTATCTTTGTTGCCGAAGGTAAATCCCATACTGCCACCATCAGTAGCATGTCCTTCCGCCAAATAATACCCAATTAATCTGAATAACTCTTCATTCAAATAAATTTTATTAGGTACATACCATATATCAGATCTATAACTTTTGTAATGTATCAATCCTTCTTCATTGATATCGTATCGACTACCAATATCAATTATATCTGATATAATTAAATACTCAGTATTTACTACAGATTTATTGTATGCCACATGTACCCAATAATTATCATCTAATTCTTTTGCTGGTGTCCATTTTGGTTCAAATAAA